TTCAGCGACCCACGCGGTCTGTTCGGTTCGCCAGGCGCAGCCTAAGCGAAAAGGGTTGGGGGTTCCCGGCCGAGAAAAAAGGGGCTTCGGCCCCTTTTTCTTTTTGTGGAAATAGGTTATATTGGGATCATTCCGGGGTTTTCCGGTGCATCTGACAGTCCCGGCTGACGACATGCAGATAGATGCGCCTTCACTTGCATGTAAGGAAAAACCATGGCAAATACCACGTTTACCGGCCCAGTTCGATCGCAGAACGGCTTTCAATCCATCACTGTAGCTCCCGGTACTGGCGCTGTCACTGTTGATGCTTCTTTCGGCACCGCTACTAGCGTGACCGATTTGACGACTACCAACCTGGTCTTCACTGATCAAAATCACCCCACAAAAGCCGCGATCAACGCTACTGCAACAGCCACTGCTGCACAAGTCGCCACCGGCTACATCACTTCCACTTCGGCAGCCGCCACAACCATCACGCTGCCTACTGGCACGTTGCTTGGCGCAGCTCTTGGCGCAACCCAGGGTACCGTGCTGGACCTGTACATCGACAACACCGCTGGTGCAAACACCGTGACGATTGCTGTTGCAGTCAACGGCATCTTGTCCAGCGCTGCTGCTGATACTGCGGGCAGTTTTGGTGACCTGACCGTTGCTTCGGGTGTGACAGGTTTGGCTCGTTTCACCATCATGTTCTCCAGCGCCACAGCATACGTCTTCACGCGCACTGCTTAATCAGGAGGTCACATGAGCTCCAGCAACATAAAGACGGTAACGAAGACGGGACCGTTTACTGCGCTTGCTATCTCTGGGAGAACGCGGGTGATCGGTATTTATTACACGTGTAATAACACCGCTTCCGTAATCCACCTGCACGACAATACGACAGGGGCGGGCACTGCCCAGACCTCGATCTACACTCCCGCTGCGGCAGGCGCGTATGACATCATCATCCCCGACATGGGGGTGTTGTTTACAGACGCGGTTTTTCTGGAGTTCAGTGCCAACGTGCTAAGCGTTACGCTGCTCTTCGAAGGCGGAGCCGCGCAGTAATGGCCAAGAAAACCCCCTCCCTTTCGGTTGGTCGCGGCGAGAAGTTGCCCGCCTCCAAGGGGGCGGGCTTGACTGCCAAAGGCCGTGCCAAGTACAACGCCGCAACAGGCAGCAATTTGAAAGCACCCCAGCCTGAGGGCGGCAAGCGCAAGGACTCGTTCTGCGCACGCATGAGCGGTATGCCGGGGCCGATGAAAGACGAGAAGGGCAAACCGACCCGTAAGGCCGCCGCCCTGGCGCGATGGAAGTGCTGACATGGAGATGATGGTATGGAACATTGTGCTAACTGCCGTGGTGAGTCTTATGGGATTCCTGCTTAAAAGCAAGTTTGATGAGCTGTCGCGCATCAGCATTTTGCTGAACCGCACTCGCGAAGAGGTTGCCAGGGACCACATCACGCGCAGGGAAGTGGACGACCGGGTTGAGAAACTTGTCGTCCACATGGATCAAAGGTTTAACCGAATCGAGCAAAAACTCGATGACATGCAAAAAGGACGGACGACATGAAAGCACCGATGAAAATGGTCAAAAAAGGCGGCAAATCAGTGCCCGCTTTTGCGGCCGATGGCATGGGCAAGATGAAAAAAGGTGGCATGGCCATGAAGTCCGCTTCGGACAAGATGGGTCGTGCTGTTTCTCGTAAAACGGCCGACGTCAAGGGCCGTGCAATGAAAAAAGGAGCTTGATCATGGCTGGAAAAGGTATGGGTTGCGCCACTCGTGGCGGTGGTGCTGTTGAAAGCGGCCCCAAAAACAAAATGATGTCCGAGACCAGTAAAACTACGGGTCCTGTGATGATGAAAAAAGGTGGCCTGGCCAACAAAGGCGGCATGAATGAGCACAAGCGCATGGCCATGGGCAAGCCCATCGGCAAAATGGGCGGTGGCATGATGGCCAAGGGCTACAAAAAAGGCGGAGCAGCCTGCTAAATGGCCACATCAGGCACCACCACATTCAACCTGTCGATTGACGACCTGGTTGAGGAGGCATTTGAGCGCTGCGGCATGCGGCCGACCAGTGGGTTTCAACTCACCTCGGCCCGCCGATCGCTCAACTTGCTTTTCCTTGACTGGGCCAATCGCGGGCTGAACCTGTGGACAATTGAGCAAGCCACTTTCCCGTTGACCGCTGGCGTCAACGAGATTGCTTTGGACGAGTCGGTTGTCAACGTGCTTGAGGCGGTTATCCGCCAAAACAACCAAGGCACCAACACGGATGTGTACATTGAGCGCATCAGTCGTGAAGACTGGCTCAACGTGCCTGACAAAACCACTCAGGCGCGACCTGCACAGTTTTATGTCGAGCGTACCAACATCCCCAAGGTGTACTTCTACCCTGCCCCGGCTGCCGGGTACACGTTTGTGTATTACCGCATCCGACGCATCCAAGATGCAGGCGGCTACACCAACACAGCTGACGTGAACTTCCGCTTCTTGCCCTGTTTGGCGTCCGGCTTGGCGTACTACCTCTCCCTCAAGTTTGCGGCTGATCGCGCTGCGGCGCTCAAGGCGATCTACGAGGAGGACTTCCAGCGCGCCGCCCTGGAGGATCGCGACACTGCAAGCGTGCAGTTCGTACCGGACTTGGGGGTGTGACATGGCTTTTGCGTCAGGCATGCACTCGTATGGGCTGTGCGACTACTGTGGCCAGCGGTATCGATACAACACCCTGCGCAAGAACTGGCGGGGGTTCATGGTGTGCCCTGACGACTACGAGCCAAAAGAGCCCCAGTTGGAGCCCTTGCGTTACAACGGCGATGCCATCGCGCTGCGCGATCCGCGTCCCGACCGCATCGAGCCTGTGTCCGTCTTTGTTGGCGCACCAGGCTTTACCGCTTTTCAAAGCTTCGGCAGTGTGCGTGGTGGCACTAACATGCAGCCGTACATACAAGACCAAGCGCTTGTCGCGCAAGGTGTTGTCGGATCAGTGACTGTGAGTATTTCATGACCTACGACGAACTTGTCACCAACATCCGTAACTACACCGAGGTAGGGAGTAACGTCTTTACTGAGCCGGTGCTCAATACCTTCATCACCATGGCGGAGAACCAGATTCTTCGCGAGATTGACTTGGACGTGTTCAAGCTGGAAGTCACCGGCAACATGACTCAGGGCAACAGGTTTCTAAGTGCCCCTACTGACTTGCTCACGCATCGTTACATGATCCTGACGCCGGCCAGTGGCGAGCAGATTTTCCTGGACTTTCGGGACACATCTTTCATGAAGGAGTACTGGGCAAACGGCGCTACACAGGGCACGCCCAAGTACTATTCAGTGTGGGACCAGAACACCTTTTACATTGCGCCCACGCCAAATCAGGCCTACAGCGTGGAGCTGGGCTACATCTACCGTCCGGCGCAGCTGTCGTCTGCCAATCCAACGACTTGGGTCAGCATCAATGCACCCGAGGCGCTGTTGTACGCATGCCTGATCCAGGCCTATAGTTACACCAAGGGACCTGCGGAGATGATGCAGTATTTCCGTGCAGCCTACAAAGAGGCCATCCAAGGCTTAGGCGCTGAGCAGCAGGGTCGCCGCCGTCGTGATGAATATCGAGATGGTATGCTTCGTATTCCACTTAAATCGGAGTCACCTGGACCATGATTACACCTACCGTTCAAGCCTCTATGGGCAGCGTTTTTGTCGAAACAACGCAGGCGCGCGGTTGGACAGCTGAAGAGCTGGCCGTTCGTGCTGCTGACAAAATTATCTACATCGGCGACCAGTCGCATCCTGCGGTGCAGGCACAAGCTCGGGCATTTAAGGAGAACGTCAAACAAGTGGTGGCGTTTTACTTGAAAGAAGCAATTGAGCAGGACAGAGCAACAATTGCGGCCAGGCTTACCCAAGCGGGCCACCCCAACTTGGTTCATTTACTAGGAGATTAAAAATGGCATTCTCAGGCAACTTCATGTGCACCAGCTTCAAGGTGGAGCTGATGCAGGCGGTACACAACTTCACCACCAGCACCGGTAACACGTTTAAGCTGGCCCTGTACGACAACAGCGCGTCCTTCACGGCTGCGACTACTGCTTACACCGCCACCAACGAAGTAGCCAACTCCGGCACTTACGCGGCAGGCGGCGGCACGTTGACCAACGTCACGCCAACCTCCAGTGGGACAACCGCGTTCACTGATTTTGCTGACCTGTCGTTTACCAGCGCAACCATCACCGCTTTTGGCGCGTTGATTTACAACGACACGGCTGCGGGCAACCCAACCGTTTGCGTGCTGGATTTTGGTGGTGCAAAGACGTCTACCGTCGGCACTTTCACCATCATCTTCCCAACTGCTGACGCTACAAATGCGATTATCCGAATTGCATAAAAGCTGTAGATGTCCAATGCAGCTGTTGCCTTTGACGGATGGAACGCGTCTGGCGTAGCCTGGGGAGATCAGCCCTGGGGTGAGGGCGCGCTTGACATTGCCGCAACGGGGGCGGTAGGAACAGCCACGACAGATCAGGGCGTTACTGTCAACCTTGTTGGCGTTGGGGCAACTGCATTTGTTGGACAGGTAGCGGTAGACACCGCTGGTTCCGTATCCGTTCCTGTCACTGGAGTAGCGAGCACAGCGGCCGTCGGCCAAGTGGCAATCGAGGGCGGAGCATCCGTCTCTGTTACTGGGGTAGCGGGCACAGCGGCCGTCGGCCAAGTGGCAATCGAGGGCGGAGCATCCGTCTCTGTTACCGGAGTAGCGGGTACAGCGGCTGTCGGCCAGGTGGCCGTAGAAGAAGGAACCTCCGTAGCTGTTACCGGGGTAGCGGGCACCGCGTTTGTTGGCCAGGTGGCAATCGAGGGCGGAGCATCCGTCGCTGCTACAGGAGTGCAAGGAGCCGCTTCCGTCGGCCAAGTCACGGTAAACACCTCAGGCGCTGCATCCGTTCTTGTTACGGGAGTGCAGGGTGCCGCTTTTGTCGGCCAAGTTACGGTAGACGCCACTGTCTCTGTTTCCGTCCCTGTTACGGGGGTGCAAGGTGTTGCGTCTGTTGGCCAGGTGGCTGTAGCGGGAGCGGCATCTGTGGTCGTCACGGGGGTGCAGGGAACCGCTTCCGTTGGCCAAGTCACGGTGATAAACAGTGCCTTCGTGGCCGTTACGGGGGTGCAGGGAGTTGCTTCCGTTGGTCAAGTGGCCATACAGGGCACGGCAGCTGTGTCCCTTACGGGCGTGACAGGGGTAACTTCTCTTGGCCAAGTAGTGGTAGGGGAGAGCAGCGATGTTTCTGTTACAGGGGTAGCAGGCACGGCAGCTGTGGGCCAGGTGACGGTAAATGCGGCATCTGTAGCGACTCTTACAGGGGTAGCAGGCACGGCAGCTGTGGGCCAGGTGGCCATACAGGGCGCGGCATCCGTAGCGGTCACAGGGGTGCAGGCAGAAGGCCTGGTAGGAGCCCTTGTTTTTGTAGACGTGGCTGTTCATGTAACCGGGGTACAGGCGACAGGGCAGGTTTCAGGCGTGCTCATTTGGGGGGTTGTTAACGACAACAACACGGTCATTTGGGGCCCTGTCAACGATGCCAACACGGTCATTTGGGGCCCTGTCAACGATGCCAGCAGTGTCACATGGGCTACAATTTCTACATAAGGACGTATTATGGCAAGCACCTTTTCGGACCTCAAGTTTGAGCTCATTGGCACTGGTGACCAGGCAGGTAATTGGGGCGCGACCACCAATGACAACATTGGCACGGCCATTGAACAGGCGATCACCGGCCTTGGAAATCCAGTTTTTACGACAGATGCGAACCTGACAATCAGCCTTACTGACACCGTTGCCTTGCAAACGGCAAGGGCACTCGTTCTGAACGTCACGTCCACCGGCAGTTTGACTGCGACCCGAGAGCTGGTAGTCCCGACAATTGAAAAACAGTACATTGTCCAGAACAACACAACGGGTGCTCAGAGCATCACTGTAAAGACGTCTGCAGGGACAGGCATCACAGTTGCCAACGGCAGCAAGATGCACCTGTATGTGGACGGGGTAAACGTCGTAGATGCGGTGTCGCGATTTAGTGCTTTGACACTCGGCGCTGCGCTCCCTGTGCTAAGCGGAGGCACTGGAACGACGACCCCCAGTTTGGTAGCGGGCACCAATGTCACTATTACAGGCACATGGCCCAATCAAACAGTTGCTGCCAGCGGGAGCGGAGGCGGCATGCCTACCGGTGCGGGTGGGGACACAGTGTTTTATGAAAACGGACTGTCGGTGACAACCACGTATTCGATTCCGAGCAGCAGGGGAGCGATGAGCACCGGCCCAATTACCATTCAAACAGGTGCCACAGTCACCATACCCTCGGGTTCGCGTTGGGTAATTCTGTAAAGGAAATATATGGGAAAACTTGTTTTAACAGCCGAGACCCTAACAACTGCAAGTGCGGGAACATTTGAGTGTGACACTAAAGTTCCTTACTTTACACCCCAAGGTTTGCAGCGCGGCGTTGTGCCGGGCATGCAGTATTACAGGCTGGATAGCGCCTTGGTAGGGGCTAACGCAACTGGGGCGCAGTCTTGGCTGGGTGTTGGTGTAACTCTTAGCAGTAGTACGGTTTATGCTTTTGAGGCGTACTTCCCAATGTCTAAGGCGGCAGGTACAACGGCCCACAGCGTAAGCGCATTATTTGGGGGGACTGCAACCCTCAATAACATTGGTTACTCTATAGTTGCTGCTGGCGGGTCATCAACAGCGCTTACTTCTCCTATAACGACATCTATTTACTACTATCAAGTGGCGACCGCCGCCGTTTTTACAGGCGTTGGATTATCAGGCAACCCAGTAGCTCTTCACGCACGACTGTCCGGAACAGTTTCGGTCAACGCTGGTGGAACATTTATTCCGCAGTACCAACTAAGCGCAGCTCCCGGCGGCGCATACACGGTTGCATTGGGGGCTTATTTTCTCATCTACCCAATTGGCACATCAGGCAGTAACACAAGTGTGGGGACATGGGCATGAGCACACTCAACGTAACAACAATCCAAAGCAATACGGCCTCTACACCCCCCGTAATAAACGACAGTGCGGGCACTCAGATTGGTACGTTCTGCCGAGCATGGGTCCAATTTAATGGCACGGGTACAGTTGCGATACAAGCGGCTTTTAACGTGAGCAGTATCACTGACAGTGCCGTTGGCAGTTACACAGTAAACCTTACTACTTCCATGGCAGACAGTGCTGGTTGTGTTGTGGGAGCGGCTCGAAATTTTGGAGTTGCAGGGTCTTATTGCTCTGCGGGAACTGTGGCCGCAGGCACTGCAAGCATAAATACCTACAGCATTCCAAGCACGCTCGCAGACGTTAACTATGTGGCAGTTGCAGTATTTAGATAAGGAGACTCAATGTCAAACTACAGAATTATTTACCAAAATGACGCAGACGGTGTTTCTGTAATTGTTCCTGCTCCCGGTATTGAACAATCGGAAGCTTTAAAATCAGTACCTGTTGGCAAGCCGTATTTGATAGTACACGTAGACGACATCCCGGCAGAGCGAACATTTCGCAATGCTTGGCAAGCCGATTTTACAAACGCACCAACAAAGGGGTAGACCATGGCAATTGTATTAGACGGGACGGCGGGCATTACAACGCCACCTATCGTGCTGAATTCTGCCGCCTTGAGCTCTGCCGTCGCAGGAAAGCTCGAGTATGACGGCAAAGTTCCGTACTTCACCCCGCAAGGGTTGCAACGCGGTGTCGTGCCGGGCATGCAGTATTACAGGTTAAACAGCGCATTCGTAGGTGCTAACGCTTCTGGAGCGCAAACCTACCTTGGGGTAGGAGTAACGCTGTCCTCAAACACTGTATATGAGTTTCAGGCAATGATTGCCGTAACCAAGACTGCCGGGACAACCTCAAATAATTATTCTTTGTTATACGGGGGTACAGCTACTCTAAATAACATCGGTTATCTTGCACAACTTAAGTATAACTCTGCCTTTTCATCAGTTCCTTCTACTGACTCGTTTAGTATATTTTCTTCTACGGCGGCTGCATCGACTATTTTAACAGGCATTGCCACAGCCGCAGGCGCTATAGCATTGAATATTCGAGGAACAGTGTCTATCAATGCGGGGGGAACATTCATTCCCCAATACAACTTAAGCGCTGCTCCCGGCGGGGCATGGACAACCCAAATAGGGAGTTACTTCCTGATCTACCCGATTAGCACATCAGGCAGTAACACAAGCGTAGGGGAATGGGCATGATCACAATCAACTTAGACAAAGCAAAAACAATCAGTCATGACCTCCGCAGGCAAAGACGCGCAGAGGAATTTGCGCCGCTTGATGAAGTCATCATGAAGCAGATTCCGGGCACAGATGTTCAGGCTGTGGAAGCGCAGCGCCAAGCGGTCCGCGACAAGTACGCAGTGCTTCAGTCCAACATCGACAGTGCCGAGGACCCCGACGCTTTACTGGCTGTCATCCAAAATACATGACATTGGGTGGGCAGTTTTGTAGAATGGCAGTAACACGCAAGGAACCACCATGGCAAGCACTTTTTCAGGCCTTAAGTTTGAGCTGATCGGCAGTGGGGAGCAGTCGAACACCTGGGGCGACACGACCAACACCAACATTGGCACGGCCATTGAGCAGGCCATCACGGGCCTGAGCAACCCGGTGTTCCTGACGGATGCCAACCTGACCCTCACCCTGACCGATCTGCTGGGGCCTGCCCTGCAGGTGCCGCGAGCCTTGGTCCTGAATGCCACCTCCGTGGGCAGCCTGACCGCGACCCGCGAGCTGATCGTCCCGACGATCCAGAAACAGTATCTTGTTCACAACAACACGACAGGTGGCCAGAGCATCACCGTGAAGACGTCCGCAGGCACGGGCATCACGGTGCCCAATGGCGCAGAGATGCACTTGTACGTGAACGGGGTGAACGTGATTGATGCGGTCACGCATTTCAGCGCCTTGACCCTTGGTGCTGCACTCCCTGTTACGAGCGGCGGAACAGGGGTTACGACTTCGACAGGCACGGGAAACAACGTCCTGTCTACCAGCCCGACGCTGGTTACACCAGCGCTGGGCACGCCTTCTAGCGCAACGCTTACCAATGCTACTGGCCTGCCCTTGTCAACGGGCGTGACGGGATTGTTGCCTGTTGCCAGCGGCGGGACGGGGACTGCCACCCCTGCGTTGGTGCAGGGCACCAACGTCACGATCACAGGCACTTGGCCAAATCAAACCATTAACGCCGCCGGGCTGGGCAACCTTACCGGCGCAGTGACTTCGGTAGGTACGGCCACCTCCCTTGGCTCGTTTACCTCTGCCAACCTGGCCGGCGCTTTGACGGATGAGACGGGCAGCGGCGCGGCGGTGTTTGCGACAAGCCCGACCCTGGTCACGCCCGCTCTTGGCACGCCTTCAGCGCTTGTGGGCACAAACATCACCGGCACGGCGGCAGGCCTGACGGCAGGCAACGTGACGACCAACGCCAACCTGACGGGGGCGGTCACTTCAACAGGAAACGCTACCGTGTTGGGGTCGTTCACTTCTGCCAACCTGGCCGCAGCTTTGACGGACGAGACGGGCAGCGGCGCGGCGGTGTTTGCGACGAGCCCTACCCTTGTGACGCCTATTCTGGGTACGCCCACCAGTGGAGCGCTGACCAACTGCACGGCCGACGGCACCAACAAGGTGGGCTACCGCAATGTCCCGCCATCCGGTACGAAGACGTCCAGCTACACCTTGGTGGCGGCGGACGTGGGCAAGTTCGTTGAACTGGGGACAGGAGGCAGTGTAGTGGTTCCTGCGGCGGTGTTCGCTGCTGGGGATGTCATCAGCATCTTCAACAACACCTCTGCTACGATCTCCAACACCTGCTCTGCCATCACGGATGTCTACAAGGCTGGAACGGACGCGGACATCAGCAGCTTCAGCATTACTACAAGAGGGGTGGTCAACATCTTGTTCATCACGGCCACGCGTGCGGTGGTGACGGGGAACCTGGCATGAGCGGGACATTTAACATCATGCTTGCCAGCTTTAGCGGCAACGCCCCTGTTGGGCTTTTGGCGTATCTTGCAGACACCACTAGAACGGGCATAAGCGTCAGCCCTAAAATAGCCATAAAAAACGACCTGTTATATCTGGCACTCGATGCCAGAACCACTGCGATTAACCCCGCCATCACAGTGGCAAAGTTGCCGCTTGATCTGTCTGCAATTACTTGGCAGACGCAGGTAGCAACTACTACTTCTGCTGACTTCTCCTATCCAAATGCTATAACTGTTGATGACTCAGGGAACGTCATAGTAGCTGGAAGCCTCTATACTTCATTTAGCGGCCTAACAGTTCCCTACTTGTTAAAAGTTAACAGCAGCGGAACTTTTCAATGGCATCGCTACATAAACCAAGTTGGCGTTTTTAACGCCGTTACAACAGACGCAAGCGACGCCGTTTACCCTGTTGGCACTGGCAGGTATATATACTCAACTCGAGATGATATTCTTGTATCTAAGTACGATGCCAGCGGCACCCGACAATTTCTTAGAGTGCTTGGGACCTCGACCGAAAGCTCTAACAACTGTTTCGGCAATGGAGTTGCGCTTTTAAATGGCACCGATTATTGCGTTGCATCTCGGGTAACCCCCTCAAGCTTTGATGGGTGCCTGTGGACCTTGGCCCAGGTAGATGGGGCAAAGGTAGCTGCCACCTTCCAAAATGACGCCTCAAACCTTGGGCAAGATGGGGTGGCCGTTATCAGGGGAGAATCTGCAGACGTTCTTTACTATCTAGTAAACACGTTTGCAACCGGTAGTATTTCCAGTAAAGGCACCCAGGTTCTGTTGAAATTTACAACAGCGGGGGGGTTTGTATGGCAGAGTTTTCTTACTGTGCCCTTTACCCTAACTGCTGTGGGTACTGCCCTGTGCATGGACCCGAGCAACACGCATGTCTATGTTGTTGGAATTACCACAAACGCTGCTCAAACCCGCACGGAGGTGCTGATCAATAAATGGACCACTGGCGGGTCGCTTGTCTGGCAGCGAAGCATTACTTCTCCTACCCAGAATTTAACTAATCCCCGTATTGCAGTAGATTCTTTTGACAACATCTACGTGAGCTTCTTATCTAGTCCTCATGTTAACGGGTTACGTGGTCTGGTCCTAAAGATGCCTGGTGACGGATCAGGAAGTGGCAACTTCGCTACGATTGACGGGTTTAGGTATGACTACGTTACAACAAGTCTAACTACGCCAGCCGACGCCCTTACCATTTCCACTAATTCCCGAGGGACGCAGGCAGACACCTCGACAGCTGTTACGCCTGGCAATACGATTACGGCCGGTGTCATGACCCTAGCCGTAGTGCCTTTCTAACCATAAGGAAAAACCATGAAATTACTTGCCCTTGCAGTTTGTTCCGTGGCCCTGACAGGCTGCGCCACTGCCGAGTACCAAGCCTACGCTGACGCCCACAAGGCCCAAGCAGCGGCCCAGACGGCCCGGTATCAGGCGCTGGCTGACATTGCAAAGCAAGGTGACACTGCTGCCAAGGTAGCGGCTGTGATGTCTTTGCAGATGGGCGCAGTGCAGAACCAACCTCAAGTAGCTGCTCCCAAGTCTTTTGGTGACCACCTGCTTCAGTGGACTGCCGTGTTGCTGCCAACCGCGACTCAGATTTACAGCGTGGGCAAACAAGCTCAGGTCGGCATTGCGCAGAGCAACAACGCCCGTGATCTGGGTGTCAGCACAAACGCTGCCTTTGTTGGGATAGCTGGCAAGATTCAAGCACCCGCAGCCAACGTGACCACCACGAACACCACGACCACAACAACCAACACCGACAGCACGCACGCTCCGACTGTTGTTACTCAGCCTGCGCCAATTGTTGTGACTCAGCCTGCTCCGATCACGATCACGCAGCCAGCCCCAGTGATTGTGCCAACGACCACCCTGACCTGCACAACCGGACCTTGCTGATGAAAGACTGGGCTGTTGCATTTATTGCTGCGGTCCTTCTTGTTGGGCTCATCGTCTGGTGCGCCCGTATTTTTATTGGAGTGATATATGGTTGACCTTACCAAAGCCATTGGAGCTGTTGCCGCCAGTGTTGCTGCGTTAGGTGGCAGCTACACCCTTGCCGACAAGTTTGGTTTGCTTGACAGGGCCATCATCGAGTGGACTCCGGAGCATTTCAAAATTGTGGCCGAGGCTGGCAAGCCCATCAACGTCACGGTTGCGCGGATCAAAAAGCGTGACGACTGCTCTGTTGAAAGTTTTACGCCAAGCATTCGTGATGCGGCAGGTATGGTGCATGAGGCAACCACCACCGCAAGCAAGTTCAGTGGTCCAGCGGGGCCTGAAATTGACACTTTCACCTACCAACTTACGATGGTCAGAAAAGAAAAAATTGCCAGTGGTAAAGCAACTTTGCTGGCGACCATCAAATACAAATGTCCGGAAGGGGAGCGCGTTGTGCAGTATCCCCGCCACACCAACCTGAGTTTTGACTTAAAGGGGTAATTGATATGGATTGGCTCAAACAAATCGCACCTACCATTGCCACAGCGATGGGTGGTCCACTGGCGGGTATGGCTGTGTCGGCCATCTCCAAGGCCATCGGTGTTGACCCCGACAAAGTTGGAGACATGATCTCCAACAACAAGCTATCAGCAGAGCAGATTGCACAGGTCAAAATTGCCGAGATTGAGCTTCAGAAGCAAGCACAGGAGTTGGGCCTGAACTTCGAGAAGTTGGAGGTCGAAGACCGCAAGTCAGCACGGGAAATGCAGGCCACCACCCGCAGCCTGATGCCGCCCCTGCTTGCTGGCGCTGTGACCATTGGGTTCTTTGGCATCATGGTGATGATGTTCTTCAACCAGATCGACAGCGGCAACCCCGCCATCTTGATGATGCTGGGTTCGCTTGGCACGGCGTGGACGGGCATCATTGCCTACTACTTTGGCTCTTCTGCTGGATCGCAGGCCAAGACCGACCTTCTTTCAAAAGCTGGAGCCGCTAAATGACCGAAGACCAACTCAAAGAAATGCACATCGACCCGTCTTGGCTGGAGCCATTGACGGCAGCGTTTCAGCGTTTCGACATCAGCACCCCCGAGCGCCAAGCTGCGTTCATCGGCCAGTGCGCCCATGAGTCAGGCAACTTCAAGACCCTGCAAGAGAACTTGAACTACAGCGCCAAAGGCCTGCACGCCACTTGGCCCAGCCGCTTTGCATCCGAGGAGGCTGCGCAACCGTTCCACCGTAACCCGGAGAAGATCGCCAACAAGGTCTACTCTGGCCGGATGGGCAACACCGACGAGGGCGATGGCTGGAAGTACCGTGGCCGTGGCCTGATCCAGTTGACCGGCAAGGACAACTACCGCCTTGCTTCTGACGCCCTGGGAGCGGACCTTGTAGCCGACCCTGAGCTGGTGCTGACCAAGGAATACGCTGCCCTGACGGCTGCCTGGTACTGGAACAAGCGCGGCTTGAACAAAGAGGCCGACGCCAAAGACTTCACTGGGATGACAAAGAAGATCAACGGTGGGACAATCGGGCTTGCAGACAGGGTTGCGCACATCAACACCGCCCTCAACGTCCTAACAGCTTAATAATTGGAGTCACACATGAAAGCCACGCCGATCTGGGACAAAAAGCGCCCTAAAAGCATTGGAAAACCCAAGGCTTTGACTCCCGCAAAGAAGGCCTCTGCAAAGGCCGCCGCCAAAAAAGCAGGTCGTCCATATCCAAACCTGGTGGACAACATGCGCGCCGCAAAGGGGTAAAAATGGCCCTCCTGCGACTTTTTCTCAAGCCAGGCATTGACAAGCAGAACACTGAATACGGTGCCGAAGGCGGCTGGGTGGACTGCGACTTTGTTCGATTCCGTTATGGCTTGCCAGAAAAAATAGGCGGCTGGGAATCCTTCAACAGCCCGCAAGTCTATTTTGTGGGGCTGGTGTCGGAGGTCTTTACTTGGAACGCGTTGGACGGAACCCCGTACATGGTCCTCGGCACCAACCGAAAAGTCTATGTTTTTTATGGCGGTGATTGGGCCGACATCACCCCTATTCGGGCAACCGACACCGTCACCTTCAACACTGTCAACGGCACTACCTTGGTCACGGTTAACGACTCCAGTCATGGTGCGGTGGTCGGAGACTTTGTCACTTTCAACACGGTCACCGGAGACCCCGGCGGCATCCCTAACGCCAGCCTGACAAACGAGTTTGAAATTCAACAGGTATTGAGCACGAGTCAGTACGTAATTGTGTCCCCCCTCGCTGCGACGTCCACCGCCTCTACTGCCGGCACGGCCAACGGGGTGTATCAAATCAACGTGGGCAGCGACGTAAGCTTCTTTGACTACGGCTGGAACACCGGCGCGTGGAACTCTTTTACATGGAACACGCCCCGCCCTCCCACTGTTCTGGGCCTTGCTTTGAGCTCTCGTGTCTGGCAGTTTGACAACTACGGCCAAGACCTGATCATGCAGCTGGTAAACGGCCAGGTATTTCAGTGGTCCCCGACCTCGGGCCTTTCAACACGGGCCACGATCCTTGCTGGCGCGCCAACAAGAAGCACGTTTGCACTGATTTCCACGCCTGACCGGCACCTGGTGTGCTTCGGCACGGAGTCCGTGATCGGTGATCCGACCAGCCAGGACCCGATGTTTGTGCGCTTTTCAAGCCAGGAAGACATCGGCGACTTTGTAGCTACTGCCACCAACACGGCCGGCGGACAACGGCTCACGGACGGCAATGAGATCATCTCTGCACTGCGGTCGCGAGGCCAGATTCTGATCTGGACGGATACCGCGTTGCACGGGCAGCAGTTTATCGGCCCACCGTATACCTTCGGTTTCCAGCAGCTGGGAGCCAACTGCGGCATCATTGGCCCGCACGCCTGTGCGGATGTCAACGGTGTGGCATATTGGATGAGCAAGGACGCGTTCTTTGTGTTTGACGGTACGGTGAAAAAAATCCCGTCCTCGGTGCAGGACTACGTGTACGACAATATCAACACCGCGCAGGGATTTTCCGTCAACGTGGCCATCAACACTCAGTTCAATGAGGTCACGTGGTTTTACCCTACCGCTGACAGCTCGTATGTCAACCGATCGGTGACGTTTAACTATTTGGAAAACGTCTGGTCCATCGGTACCCTGGCGCGCACCGCGTGGCGTGACACCGGGTCATTCCCGCTACCTTTGGCCACAAAGTACGATCCGGGGTCAGTGCAGCCGAGCCTTACCACGATTGTCGGCCTGACCGCTGGCAGGTCCATCTTGTACAACCAAGAAATAGGTGTGAATGATGATGGCACGCCCATTGAGGCCCACATCTACTCAGGCTACTTTGACATTGGTGACGGGGACCAGGTGCTGTTCATGAAGCGCTTTATCCCGGACTTCAAGAACCAGGTCGGCAATCTGACGGTGCGGCTGCTTTTGCGCCTGTACCCGCAGACCAGCGCCACGCCAAGCTCTTTGGACCCGTACATCATCACGCCTACCACGGACAAAGTGGATACGCGCGCACGCGGCCGCCAGATTCAGTTGCGCATTGAGAGCATCGAAATAAATGACAACTGGCGCTTTGGCACCATGCGCGTCGACATCCAGCCGGACGGCATCCGATGAGCAAGATTACCAACGTCCGTCTGCCGAACGCGACCCAGTCTGGATATGATCCGGCACAGTTCAACCAGCTGGTTCGCTCGCTGGAGCAGGTCATTCTTCAGCTCAACAACACCTACACACCTATCACCAGCCAAGACACCGCTGCTGCGGCCACGTGGATGGCCATGGGCAGCGGAGCGGGAGGCGGGTTTGCTGGTGGTATCCGTGGGTTCCAAAACAGCAACGGCATCATCTTGCCCCAGGCAATGATGATCTCGGACCAGGACCAAACAAACGCCAGTATCACAGCGGAGAACCTACTTACGTTTGCTCCTGCGTTCTCCAACGGTATCACCGTGGAAAGCGGCTCACGGATCAAAGTTCCTTGTGCTGGCCAGTACCTGGTGACATTTACCTTGCAGGTAACAAACCGCAGCAGTACAGCCGCTGAATTTGAGGTATGGGCCAAGGACACTGGTGTCAACTACCCGTTGAGCAACACACGCTTTGATGTGCCTGCTCGTAAAAGCAGCAGTATTTGGTCCCACATAGTTCCAGCGATTACTGGTATTTTCACTGTAGGTGATCCCACCAACGACTACTTGCAAGTTGCCTGGTGGTCGGATAATTTGAACGTCTTTATTCAGAACTATGCTGCTGGCACAAGTCCCACGCGCCCTGCCATTCCGTCAGTGATTCTTACCATCAACTTTGTATCGGCGAACTGATCATGGCAAACAAATACCTGCGCAAATACCTCACTCCGGCAGCTGCGACTGAAACAACAATCTACACCGCGCCAGCTGCAAATACGGGTGTTTTGTCCTCTTTGCGGGTGACAAACAGGAACGCTTCTACCACCGCTTTGACGGTCAACGTCTATCCGGCTGGCGGGGCTACTGCATTTTGTTTGCTGAAGGGCTATGCACTGCCCACGAACCAGACATTGGACGTCTTAAGCGGGGTGCCCTGCGTCTTAGAAACGGCCGATGTAATCAAGGTCACCAGCTCACAGGCGACAGTTGACTTTTACCTGTCCTATCTAGAGATGGACAGAGCGTAATAAGTGGACAGAACTTGACGATTTAATGGATAATATTGCCACTATCGCGTCCTTTCCCGGCGCGCAGCCCCAAGCGAGGCTACTGGCAAAAACTGGAAAGGACTACCATGGCGAATGAAGGAATCATGGCGCTGCCTCAAGGCATGCCCATGCAAGGCGAAGCGCCCATGCAGGGCATGCCCATGCAAGGCGAAGCGCCTGTAAACGAGCAGCCCATCAGTGTCTCAAGCGCGGACTCATACGATGCTGCGCAAACGGTGCTGCAGCAGCGCAGCCCCGAAGAATACGCCGCGCTTAAGGCCGAGATTCGTCAGGGCATGGCAGAAGTGGAGCTTTCGGCGGCTGAAATCTCTTCAATGCTTGAAACGCTGGTCTACATGTCCCAGCGCCCGGGAGAGTATGCCCAGTTGCGTCAGAACCTCATCGACAGCGATGCTGTTGACGCTGAGGACATCCCAGAAGAGTACGACCCTGGGTTCTTGGGCGCGATGATCTCTGCCCTGCATGAGCTGCAGTTGATGCAGTTTGAAGGCGCACAAGCTCCCATGAACGACATGCCGCCCATAGAGGGCGCAGACGCTATGCAAGGCGTCGACGGGGGACAACCTCTGACCATGGCCCAAGGTGGTTTGGCAGACGTGGCCTCTTACATGGCGTCTCAAGGCCGCAATGGCGACACCATGCTGGCGCACATTACGCCTGGAGAGGCGCAATTGCTTAGGGCTCGTGGCGGCTCGGGAACAATTAACCCTGTTACGGGCTTGCCTGAATTCTTTCTCAAAAAGCTTTGGAAAAGCGTTACTGGTGCAGTCAAGAAGGTCCTTAGCAACCCTATCGGAAAGGTCTTGGCTACCGTAGGATTGGCCATGCTCCTCGGACCAACGTCGATCGGCATGACCTTGGGCAAGGCAGGGACCGCTGCACTGGTATCCGGCGGCGTGACCTTGGCTGGAGGCGGCAGCCTCAAAGAAGCCTTGATGACAGGTGCCATGGGCTATTTTGGCGGCGGCGGTACTATCGGCGGCTTCAGCCCCACGCAGGCACTGGGCTCTTTCCTGCCAGGAGCTGCAGGCGGCGCGCTCAACACGGGTTTGGCCACAGGTCTTACAGGGTTTGGCGTTGGCAAAATAGGCGGGCTTAGTACGTCTGATGCCTTAAAAATGGGCCTGACTTCAGGGGTCTCGGCCGCTGCAATGAATGCGTTTGGGGGCAACCCGCAAGCAAATGCTTCCCCTCAACCTGGCGTAGAGGTAGGCGGCCAGGATTATGGGCCTCAATATGACGGCACGGCCCGAAGCATGCTTGCAATGCAGCCTACACAGGCTATGCAGCCCATGTCTTACAACTCCCCAGCTGCCGCACCCCCATCCTCTCCGGGTTTCTTTGAGAGCTTGTTTGGTTCTTCATCAGCTCCTGCTGCCACGGCGGGGGCGGCTCCTGCAGCATCCTCTCCGGGTTTCTTTGAAAGCCTGTTTGGCTCTTCCGCCGCTCCTGGCACGGCGGCGGCATCACTTGGATCAGCTGCTCCAGGTGTTGCAACTGCGGCCGCTGCTGCGGCTCCCGCTGCCGCTGCTGCGGCCCCAGGCATGAGCATGATGACCAAGGTCGGACTTGGCCTCGGGGCTGCCGCGTTGGCGGGGGGTTTTAAGAACAAGGAAGACCTTGATGAAGTCTCGGCCGCTGAGAAGGCACGGTATCTTGAAAATGTGCGATTGGCCAAGGAACGCGATGCGTTTGTCCGAGGGGGCGGCTATGGTTTGGAGACAGCTAGGATTACCCCATACAACCCGATCGTAGCCACTGATTACTCGGCGGCCATCCCTATGCAGCCAGGCGCTCCAGTAGTCACACCTACCGGCATTACAAACACTTCAAGGCCCATCCCCCAGCCCTATAACCTTGCAGGGTTGTACGGTGTGCCACTGGTTTACGGGCAAGCTGCGCCTCAGCGCTTGGCCAAGGGGGGCATACCGGAGCCCACACAGTTTCCTCGCAAAAACGGCCCCATTAACGGGCCAGGCAGTGGGACCTCAGATGACATCCCGGCAATGCTGTCGGATGGTGAGTTTGTGTTTACCGCCAAAGCTGTCCGCAACGCGGGCAGCGGAAGTCGTCGCAAGGGTGCGGCGCGCATGTACAAGCTCATGAAGATGCTTGAAGGCGGTCCTGTGAAGGGGAAATAAATGGCAGATGTAACCACCACCGCGCAAATAATGCAGGAGTCTCCTCGGATTGAGGAGGCAAAACTGCGCTTAATGGAAGAAGCTGAAAGAATTGCTTTCGGTCTTCCAAACAAGGCGGGCGTTGTTCCCCCCACTCTTGGCTCTCAGCTCCCTGCCTACCAAGTAGCGGGCTTTTCTCCTGCCCAGCAGGCCGCTTTAGCGGCCGCTACCCAGCAAGGCATTGGGGCGTTTAACCCGTACATGACCAATGCCAACAGGGCAGTGCAGTCAGCATATACAACCACGGGTGAAGCTGCTGACGTGTTGCGCGGAGCAGATACTCGTAACCAGTTTACTGATGCACAAGCGGCCATGCGGCAGGCGAGTCAAGCTGCTGCCAACACCACTGCAGGCATTGGCCAAGTCAACCAAGGCTTGGACTACCTTGACAGTGCTGCAAGGCGTGCCGCGATGTCCGACACCACTGGGCAGTTTGGCGGTGCTCGCCAAGACTTGCAATCGGGCCTCGGCGCGTTGTCCACGGCCCAGAATATGGCCGCAGGTTCTAGCCAAGCCAACCTCAACCCCGCTACGTCCGCCATTGGCATGGGCCTGCAGCAGGGCCAGCAGACAATGGGCTTGGGAATTGGGGCACTTAGCGGTGCAGCGCAGGGT